GTGTATCCGAAACTCGTTCCCACTTCCTCGTGGAAGCGACTAAGTGCGACCTCGAATAAATCAGGATCATCCAATACGCGGCGATAATCGTTTTCGGTTGGCAGACTCATGGTTCCCCTCCGTATGACATCGACAGGAATAACTGTGTCTGCTGTGATTTCTCTGACATCGTTGTATATCGGCACCTCAGGCCAATGCTGTTTTAACACCTTCTGTGGAAATTTCTCAATCTCGCAAAACCATTTTGTCTCAAAACCTGCCCATTCAAGACCGAGGTCCAGTCCACCTATGCCGCTGAACAAGCTTCCTACTGTCAGTCCCATAGTATCACCTTGCTTGGCTCTGTTTCTAATGCGCGGCATAACGCAACTATCGTAGATAGGCGTGGGCTTACGCGACCACACTCAATGCGACTCATGTGATCTTTCGTTATACCAATCTCGTCTGCCAGCTCACGCTGACTGTATCCAAATGCGTATCGACGCAAAATCAGATGTGCTGTGTTAATCATACCGTGAAAGACCCCCGACTTATTTTTGTTTGTTTTTACTGTTGAACCACATAGATAGCCTTCTGCTCATCTTCGTGATATGGCACAAGCCGTGCCGTTTGTGGCTGATAAACAAGTTGACCCCCACCACGAGCGCCGCCACGATGCTTCTCAATCGCCCAGTTTACAACGCGAGACGGATCGCCGTTCGGCAGGTCCTCATCGCGCCACAGAAACATAACGACGTCGCTGTCTTGCTCAATCGCACCCGACTCGCGAAGGTTCTCAAGCCCCGGGCGCTCAGTAGCCTTAATACGGTTGAGCTGCGAAAGAGCAATCACGGGAACCTTCAATTCCTTGGACATCTCCTTCATGCCACGGCTTATCTGCGCCACTTCCTGCTCCCTGTTGGCGCTCTTTCCAAGCCCAACGCCGTGAGCAAGCTGCAAGTAGTCCACAATGACGAGGCCAATGTCGTGCTTCGCCTTCATCTTACGGGCTACACTGCGAACCTCGTGGACCGACAGACCTGGCCTATCATCCACCCATAGAGGTACGCGGGAAAGTTCGCCGCTTTTTTCCGTAAGGGCATCCCAGTCTTCTTGCCTTAGGTTGCCACGCTTGGCCTTGTATGCGTTCACACCGGCCTCGGGCATCAGCCTGCGCTCCACCAGTTCCTCGGCATCCATCTCCATGGAAAAAACGAGCGTTGGCACCAGACTGTCAAAGGCAAAGCCGATGGCAAGAGCAGTCTTACCGACACCCGGCCTCGCCGCCAGTGTGTACACCTTTGACCCCTGCCAACCGAGCGTGATATTGTCTATATCTGGAACGCCGCTGGTAACGCCAAGCACCTTTCCAAGCGCAGCGCGCCGCTGTGCCTCCTCCAAGCCCTCCAGAATCGACGATAACACTTCCTCAGTAGGTCTTACCCCAGAAATGCTTCCGTGCGTTCTAAGGGCAAATACGTGGCTCTCAGCGGCCTCCCTGATTTCAATGGTGCTTGCAGTAAGGTCCGATGCGTCCCTTAGCATCTGCGTAGCCGCCTCAACGATGCCTCTGCGCTCGTAGTAGTCGCGAACGATTTTGGCATTGGCAGTGGGGTCGTGGATGGTAGCGGCGTTGTCAGCGAGCACACGAAACACGGTCTGTGTTTCTTTTCCGTCACGGCGCATGGAGTCTGGCAAGGTAACATGGTTGATCGCCTCTCCACGGTCGTACATATCTGAGATATGATCATAGATAGCACGAATGCCCATGTCGTAGATCATGCGTGGCGGCACGAGGTCCAGCATCTCGCCAATAATGTTTGGATCTTCAATCGCAGATGCGACCAAGGCCTCTTCTGCCTCAAGGTCATATAGGATCATCGTAGGACATACCCCCTGTCAGTTTTTTTCCACTTACTGGTGTCGATCATGCCCGTCTGCGGATCTCTAACGCTCTCTTCTTTTTGCGGCGGTACAGGCTTCTTGACGGTGCCAAAGCGAATGGCATTGTTCTTCCACGTAGCGGCGGCGCGTCTCCACTCCCAGTCGGCGCTTAGTGTTTTGCCGTTATGATATTCCAAGAACTCAATGGTGAGCAGATCCGATTCAGACTTGCCGAATCCCCATCCCTCGAAATACTCTCGAACGTCCTTTGTGATGCTACTGGCTTGGTCAAGGCTTCCTGACCGATCCTCCTTCGGCTTGTACACCTTTTCTTTATTCTTATAAGAATCAGAGTCAGAGTCAGAAGGAAGTTTTTTGTTATTCTCTTGTGACTTCTTTTTCTGTCTGTACTTTTTTTGGCGTTCCCGTGCATCTGAACGCGTTTTTTCCTCCCTTTCAAGACGGCGTGACACGACTGTTACAATCGCCTCACCCGTAACGGAATCGTTACGCCACGTTACCTCAGCAACGCCGTGTCTTTCCAGTTCCTGCAGGGCTGACTGGACCTCCGCCATATCAAGGTGGCACATCCGTGCGATCTCGCGCACCGTGCCTTCTATCTTGAAGTCAGCCAGGTCGTGCATGGTCAGAATCATCTCCAACCATACACCGCGACCTGACGCTGACAGCATAGCGACCTTCGGGTCCCTACGCCAGTCCCCCACGAAGAACTTGATCCATGCCAAGTTCTCAGCCATTTTTTAGCTCCTCAATAAGGTTTGAAATAGTCTGTGCATCTCCTTCCTTTGCCTTATCAATGTAGGCGGCTTGCTGTCCCTTCGGCAACTTCAGGATAAGGCTGTGTAGGAACTTCTTCTGCTTATCAGATGCGGCTCTTTTTCCGCCGCCCCCCTGCTGATAGATAGCGTTAGCCAATTCGTCGGCACTGGCAAATTCCACGCCTTGCAGACCTGCTGAGATCGTTGCGAGACAGCGACCGATCGCCGAAGTCTCCGCATTTTCCATTGCTGAGGTACGGTTGATCTGACTGGCAGAGCGTTTTTCCTCGCCATGCCCAGTACCTACGACCATGCCGGCAGGGTTCACGATCTCTGCCTTCATTACCACCGTGTCCTCATCGTGATGGATCAGGGTTGTGATGATGCCCCACCCATCGCTTACGGTGTACTCCTGTCTAAACTCCGCAACCCGCAGGGCTACGGTCTTATATGACTTGCCGTGAATCTTTACTATTCCGCTCATTTGCATACCTCCGATGTTGGTAGTCCGTTAAGATAGTCCATCGTCTCCAGATAGCCCTGTATGGCTCCAGTTGACTGACCTATGGTAAACCCCACGTAACCCGCTACAAGTAGCACAGAGGCTGTTACAGCGACTATTATGAGGATCTTTGCTATAATAAGAAATAAGTCCCTGAACGTCATTTTTTTCTCCTCCATATACGGCTAAACATTTGTTTAACCTTGTCTTTGATGGTTGACTTTTTTTCGTCTACCCAAAAGTACCACTCCGTAGCGGGATCTTCGGGGACTGGATGCTTGATGCTCATTCCTGCACCTCCACGATGACGTAGCCCTTGCCACGGCAATCGCCGCACATATCATTGATAACACCCATATCGTCGTTATCTCCGTAGATGTCAATGCCTGTGCCGTTGCAGGCTGGGCATTTTTCCGCGTCATGCTTCACGCCCCAGCGGGCGGTGGCTTCGTTGATCTCTTGTTCAAGCGTTTTCATGTTGACACTCCGGGCAGTACCCGTATTTATCTGTTTTTTTGCTCCCGTTCATCTCTTCGCCGCACTCGATGCAGACGTACTCCTCGACGCATATATCGCATAGACCGTTTTCTAACTGGTCGTAGCTGTACACATGGCACTCGCATATACGGCAGGGTATCGTTGGGTCGGGCGGCAGGAACAGGTTGTGACTATACAGGATGCGTGGAATCATCGCGCCACCTGCCACTCTTTTTCTGTCGGCTCAAAGACCTCCAGTATTTTCCACTCCCAGTAGTTTTCATCCATGTCTGTGGCGGCGAACAGATCGCCCTTTGCCTCTGCAATGTCATCCGCCTGTATTGCGTATAATTCCTCACGCTCACCGCCTGAGAGCGGCCACACCAGTAGTTTGAATACGTATTCGTTCATTTTCATGCCTCCTGTTTTTCTGCGTCATAGAGTTCGTCAATTTCAACGGACGGTCCTTCCATGTGCCCGCTGAATAGTGCGGTGTACTCCACGCCGTCTACGGTAGCGGAAATGCACCCATGAGCCTCAATGCCATCCTGCTCATAGTCCATTTCGTAGTCCTGCTCACGCCACCATTTAATATCTTCGTAGTACATATCAGTCCCCCTTTTTTTCCATGACTTCCCCTGAGACAAGCAAGCCATCAAGTGTAAGTTCAAAAAGCATTGCAAATGCCCTCGCTGTCCCTGCAAAGTCTGCACGTTTTTGCTCGTCTGACTGATCGCTCTTTTCCGTGATGTCAACAGCCTTTATAAAACGCCGTGCAAGATCATCTGTGGTGAGTAGTTTCATTTTTCCTGCGCCTCCGCGCTGATTATGCGAAATACTTGTCATTGTACCATACAACCCATACGGCACTGTTCTTCTTCATGGCTCGGTATACCGGATCGTCACCGTCGAATGCCTGAATATGCTCCGGGTTTTTAGTGATCCTGAATCCGCCAGACTTTAGCATCTTGACGACTCGGTTCACATCTTGCTTGGTTCCCATACGTGTCATTTTTTCTGCGCCTCCGCGCTGTTGTGTGACGTTTGTAAGATCGCGCCGAAACTGGACTTTCACAAATTTTGCCTTTTTTTCCGCGCATACCCCTCAAAATTGGCTGTTTTGGCTGTTTTTTTCGCTCCCAACTGGACAAAAAAAGAGCGCAACCAGTTAAGGCTACGCTTTTGTTGGGTGTCTCACTTCTAACTGTTGGTTATGAAGAACGCCCGTGCAAAACCTGTTGGAGTATTGGACCGGAGTTCCTTTGTGCGCTCAGACTTACCGCCTAAGTTTGCCCACATCCATGATCCGCGCTTGCCGCCCCGTTCGTACATGACGGGTTCAACGGGCGCAGTTGGAAGGTCAGCGTTAAACCATCCCCAAAGACAGGTTCGCTTCGTGTACGCCTCACTATCGGGATCGTCGGCGTGTCCCGCATAGTCGCACGGATTAAACATAAGCCCCTTCATGCCCTCCAGTTCGGGCACAATCCGCTCAAGCCGACCAACGGGGTTCTCAAGCGCAAACACCTTCGGGTCGCAAATGGAAACGATTTCCAGTATGTCATAGACGATCCCTACGGCTTCGTCGGTTCGCCCGTCTGCGTCCTTGTCCTTGAACCAACGCGCACCGCTACTGGCAAAATGGGTACACGGTGGCGCGGCGAGGATAACGTCAAAATCAGGTTTGACCCATCCCTGACGGAGCAGGTTCAGGAATCCACGGGCGGTGTCGGAACACCGCATCATGCCATCCTCAAAGGTCCACACGTTTTCCCCGTCAGCAGGTCTGTGCTTTGGGTCCACAAGGAACACCGTGTGTCCTGCGTCAGCGTATGGTTTAGCCCATTTACCTGAGTAGTCGCAAAGTGATAGTACTTTCATCTGATTAAGCCTCATTTTCTGTGAGTTCGTCAAAGCACCACCCCAAATCAATAAGGTGGAACAGATCGTTGTCGTTAGGGCAAATGATGAACGTCTCATCAAGTGCATACTCAGGTGAAACGTATACAAGGTTTCCCTCATCATTGAAGGAAAGGTCAGGCTCTACCTCAACGAGTGAGGCAAGTTGCTTCCGGTTCACAATGGGAGTTGCCCATCCGTTCCACGTATTACCGAAGCCTAAGCATTCAAAAACGTGATCATACTTGTTGAGATCGCAGTTGTAGTGCCAATCCCCTGAGAAGCATTTGGTTTTGTTTTCCATTCTCGTGCGCCTCCGCGCTTTTTTGTGACGGTACAAATATAAACGCGCCATATATACGAGTCAAATTTTTTTGTCCAGTCCCCCAATCGCCATTTTTGGCATCTTCAGGGCGTTTTTTCGGCTGGGCTTTTTTTCCGGGTGGGGTTTTTTCGGCGGGTTTTTTCCGGGTGCCGATTCGGTTGCGGAGTCGGTTGCCGTTTTCGTTTCGGCGTCATATCTGATGCGACCTGGGTGCGACCTGGGTGTGCCGTTCACCAAGTTTCACCCGTGCAGAAATAGGTGACAAAAAATTTTGTATTTGATGCATCTTGCCTATATTTATGTGTCACTAAAAACGGGCGGAGGCCCCAAGACAATGGAAAAAGAAAATTACAACGGATGGAGCAACTACGAAACGTGGCTGGTTGCCACGCATTGGGTGGACTACCTCGGCAACGCACGACGTGAGGAGCAGGATGAAACCGGCGAGCAGATCCAATGGAATGAGGAGCAGATAAAAGATGTTATTTGGGAGCATGAGGTCGCAATGTCAGGGATGAGCGAGGATTCCCCGAGCATAGCCCTCACGCTATTTAGGAATGCTTGGCGCGTCATTGACTGGGAAAGGATTACCGAGCATGTAAATGAGGACTAACATGAAAACATCCGACCGAATCATGTACGCGGGACTTGTTCTTGCCGCTTCATATTTCCTCACGCGTTTCGCCGTGGGGATCCTGTTCAACGTATAAAGGAGGAAACCAATGAACAACCAAACACCGACGCTTACCATTGTAGATGGTGACGGCAATGAGCATGACGGGTGGATTGAAGCCGACGGGTATCTTTGGAGCAATGAGGAAACCGTGCGGCTTTGGTCTTACTTCTACGCAGGAAACGAACTCCCCGAAACTGTCACCTCATGGCTCAAGTTGAGAAGTTGGTTTTGGCGCCTTACAGTTGCTCCAAACATAGAGGACGGCGATGATGTCGGCTTCGCGTATGCTCAACAGACTTGCGATGCCATAGACTTCCGACAGCTGTGGGATAGACTGCGTCCGACTAAGTAACCAAAGACAACTTGCCAGTTGGGAGTCCGAACAACTCCGAACCGGCACATATCAAACAGGAGAAGGGATAGTGGGTTGCCACCGTCCTTTTTCTTTGCCCTTTTTTCTGCACCGAATTTCACGGAGGGGTGGAGGGGTGAAACGAGCTGGGCGGCGCATGTTACTCCCCTTTCAAATGCGCGTCCTATTTTCAAGGACTGTTTCTGGACTGGCTCAGTTGTAGTGAGTTGCCTGTCTTAAACATATCACACCCTTGGTGGAGGAGCCTTGAGGGATAGCCAGATTTATAGAAGAGTAAGAGTCAGAGATAGCCCCCCCTTCCTTGTGATTCAATAAAAAGATTGATGCCGCTGACTGAGTATGTTGCCGGGGGGAAGCCGGAATCACAAAGGGACTTACAGCCTGATGCTGTAGGCAACGCTCTTGTCAGGGGACTTGCTTTAGTCGGTCCAACAGCTTGTCTCAGACTGAAGTTTGGCGGGTATCTCGCACAACCCTGTTCACACCCTCGGAGCCAGTCGCCCGTCGGTAAGAGGAAGATAGTATTGCCCTAAGTTGGGTGCAATAAAATCAGAAAATAAAATTGGTCGATCATCACTCTGCAAAGTTCTTGTCGTAGTTGCCGGCCTCTACAAGCACCTTTAGGGGCGCAAGGTTTGACATGGCAAATAGGTGCGAGTCCGTTGGGAAGAAGTACTTCCATCCAGCTGACGCGCCCCTGTTGATGTGGTAGAAGAATGCCAGGCCATCTTTGCCGGTTGACTTCTTAAAGAACACGGCTGCTGCATCATCTGACAGCGGTATGACCCTGGACACGCCGAAGGACTCGTTGTTGAAGTTGCCCTCTCTATCTGCCCTTGAGAACCTTGCCGCAACCTCATGTGCGAACTGCTCAAGGCCTATGGCTCTCTGCTTGTTCATTCCTTACCCCTACTCGTTGATGACAAGTCCAAATGGACCCTTTGCAGGTCTGGCACTCTCATTCTGTACGCGGATTGTGCGACCCCGAATGCCAGCTACGTGCCAGAAGTGATCCTCATCACCCTCTTCTTGGCAAATAAGGCTTATGCCATACTCATCCTTGATGATTGACCAGTATTCGCCGTTGTACTCAATGCTTTCTGTCTGTTCGTATTCCATTTTGTGCCTCTTGTTTAAACAGAAAAGGCCACCATCCCACATGGTAGCCCCCTCTGTTGATGTTACTTCAACCGCCACATAGATTTCCCAGAGCGGACAGGGCTTACTTTATGCCTATCTCGCTTAGTGGTAGTATATGTGATGTAAGAACAAGCACAAGTTTAACTGCTCATGCTCAGTTGTGGATGCGCCCGGAGTTGAACCGGGGTTCCAGTAGCTTCCCGAAGGCTTTACTACTGGTCTAAACCACTTCGCACCCTAAAAGGGTGGCGGGACATACAGCGAAAAGTACGGCGAAGCAAAAACCGCACGCTATATGCCCCGCCTTGGGGCGGAGGCAACCCCTTAGAACGGCAGACCCGTATCTACAACCTCACGAGACGGCTTTGCAGCGGGTGGGGAGCCAGCAGCACCATCCCCGGAGTCAGAGCCAGAGAGCATGGTCATCTCCCGAGCCTTGATCTCCGTAGTGTACTTCGTAACCCCATCCTTCTCGTAGGAACGAGTCTGAAGTGATCCCTCGATGCACACCTGTGATCCCTTTTTCAGGTACGTCCCGCAGATTTCGGCCAGTTTGCCCCAAGCGACAACGCTGTGCCACTCAGTTTTATCTACGTACGTTCCTGTGGAGTCCTTATATGAGTCGTTCGTTGCAACGCGGAAGTTGCAGACGGTGGAACCACCTGCCTCGCGTGACTCAGGGTCTGAACCCAGATTGCCAACGATGATCACTTTGTTTACTCCTCTTGCCATAGTACTTACCTCTTTACACGTAAAAACGCCGTGCGGAATTGCACGACACCGGCAATATAGGATGGGCCAACACAACGCGCAACTTTATTTTTGATTTTTATTGTGCCGTATTTCTGTGAAGATTAGATTAAGGGCAGTAAGGTGTATACAAGGATCGGGATGCCTGAACGACACGAATTAAAGACATACGATCAGTTTACGCA